CCCCGGCGACGCCGCAACTAAACTGGTAAAGCGCGTCATTTGCTGCTCCGCGCCCACGACCGCGACGCCCACGACCTCGACGCCCACGACCCTGACGCCCACGACAGCGACACCCACGACCACGACGCCCACGACCTCGACGACCACGACCTCGACACCCACGACCACGACGCCCATGACATCGACACCCACGACCACGACGCCCATGACCCCGACACCCACGACCCCGACGCCCACGACGGCGCAACTAAAACGGTAAAGCGCGTCATTTGCTGCTCCGCGCCCACGACCTCGACACCCACGACCACGACGCCCACGACCACGACACCCACGACCTCGACGCCCAGGCCCGCGCCCACGGCCGCGACGCCCAGGCCCGCGACACCCACGACCACGACGCCCACGACCCTGACGCCCACGACAGCGACACCCACGACCACGACGCCCACGACATCGACGCCCACGACCCCGACGCCCATGACCCCGACGCCCATGACCCCGACGCCCACGACCGCGACCCCAACGCCCACGACCGCGACGACCACCCCGGCGACGCCGCAACTAAAGTGGTAAAGCGCGTCATTTGCTGCTCCGCGCCCACGACCGCGACGCCCACGACCCCGACGCCCACGACCCTGACGCCCACGACCGCGACACCCACGACCACGACGCCCACGACGGCGCAACTAAAACGGTAAAGCGCGTCATTTGCTGCTCCGCGCCCACGACCTCGGCCGCAACGTTTTTATTTAAGCACGGGAACAGGGTGCCGCCATGAAAAAACTTCTACACACGCAGATGTGTTAACCCTATTTTCCCCCTCTATTGGCTCCGCTTTTACAACTTTGCCAGTTCGAAACATTGCACCGAACTCTCCGGAAGCCTCGACAGATATACAGGGGTTTAGATGCAGCCAAACATTACCACTGCACTCGGATATCCGCACGATGCGGCCAATGGAGTGTGAAGTGACAGTGCGGCAAAACACACTCTCCCCAACAACGAATGTAGAATTTTCGGCGGCGCCAACGGCGCTCGCGATATCGGATTTATTAACACTCATGATTCATGACTCCTTGGTTGGATAGTTAACCCAACTGCCCCACGGCGGTTGAGTGGGCGATACCCAGATAATTCCCGGCTGTGGTGGCCCATACTCGCCACAACCATCGGTGATGTAGAGCGCGATATCCGGCGCGCGCCGCGCAATCTCGGCCAGTGCCGGCCGGAAATCCGTACCTCCTCCGCCCTTGGCGGCGTACACCAAACTGGCGGCGCACTGCACGTCCTCCACAACAGACTGCACGGCGGCATCGGCGTAAATCACATCCAGGCGCGCAAGGCCGGTGACACCCAGCGCCAGCGAGATCGCGATGCGCACATCGGAGTCTCGCATCGAGCCGGACGTATCCACTGCAATCACGACGTAACCGTCTGGCCGCTCAACCGGCCCTGGCAGCAGCGCACAGCGCCGCGACGGCGGAGCCCACGTCTCGTTGTCGTAATCCAAGGCCAGTGCGACAACCTGCGATACCACATCTGCCAGGGTTGCGACCGGCTTAGGCTCGGCCAGCGTGCGCGCCAGGGCGGCGGGCAGTGTACCCCACCGGCTCTGCGCACGCATCTGGCGCCAGCGCTGCGTCGCTTCCGAGAACGCCTGTGCCGGTGTCCGCCCTGGCTGCGGCGGCGCATCCTCGACAACGCCCCACTGCGGCGCAGAGCCCCCAGGCGGCAGCAGATCATATATCTGCTCTGCGTTCATCACAGCCCACTTCGGCGGGCACACCAGGGCGCCGTCAGGTAGTACGTAGCCTGCGTCTGCGACGTATGGGTTGACCTCGTAATCGCACGCGATGTTCCATCGTCTCATCTCTCGCGTGCCGCGCCGAAGGTGATGGCCGAGCAAAACATGCAATATCTCGTGGACCCACACGCCCGCGCGCTCCGCGTCGCTCCATGCGGCCACCGCGACAGGATCGTACGCGATACGGCTACCGTCCGTTCCGCAGGTTCCGAGATCGGCCGCGACGACCAATTCTAGGCTAAGGAGCGCGCGACCGAGATAGGGCGAGTACAGCAAAATATCGTTACGCGCACGCGTCCACAACGGATGATCGCCAGTCATCACAGTAGCTCACGATGATCGACTGCCCACCGCTGGAACTCGACTGTCTGTTTCAAGGCAGGCCAAACATCCGCTGCGCCGCTTACCAAGGCGATTTCCCATCCACCACCAAGCGCGGATGCGAGAGCCAGAACACGGCCCACCTGCTGCTGGACAGCGCGGGCAGCAATTACGGTGATCGCGTGGAGCAAATCCGGCTTTCCAGCGTATTTTTTGGCGGTTTTTTCTGGCGCGGCCAAAATATCAGTCAGCGACGGCAGTTTTGCGGCACTAGCTGCATACGCGGACAGATCGCTAGCTGCTGCTTCGCCAATCCAGCCGGCTAACAGCGAGATATCGGAGACGCCACGCTGCATCAGCCGCCCGGCCTGAGCTAGAGAGCGAGGGGTGCAATAAGCTGCCATCGGCGCGTCGGGCACCGTAGCTGCATAGCAGTCCGGCCTAAATCCGGGGTAAGCGGCGACGGCAGGATGAATATCTGGTTGCACAAGCGCCCACTGGCGCCACGCATTGGGGTCAGCGGCAACCTCGCACATCTGCACGCGGCCGACGAGAGCCGCCAGCAGCGGGCGCACGCCAGAACGATCCGTCACGCGATTCGTCGCAAGCACGATCAGCACGTCGTCACGCAGTGCCGCGTCGCCCAGGCGGCGTGCCCACACAAGCTGCATCAGCGCCGCCTGGACAGGCGCTGGGGCCTGGCCTACGTCGTCCAGGAGCAGCACGGCAGGCCTGTCAGACGGCTCGGTCAGGCGCCTCAGCGTCCCGAGAGGCAGCCAGTGTGCAGCGCCGTCGATCACCGCAGGCAGACCGCGATAATCGACGGATTGTGCGATCACAGGGTGATCCACGACTAGATCGTAGCCGTGATCAGCGGCCCACGATTCGGTCATTGCAGTTTTGCCGATGCCGGGCGCCCCTATCAGGCACACAGGATTCGAGGAAGACAGGCAGTCTAAAGCGGCTGTGATTGATACAGTCATGGTGCTCTCCAAAATTCGGCGCGGCTCTCGGCAGCGCGTTCAGATTCGAGATCGCACGCCTCGGCACAAAAAACGTCAAGACGCGGATGCAGATGGCTCACAATTAAGTGCGTGCCGGCCGGCATTTCGTCATCTTCGTCGGGCCAGCACTCGATGCGATACGGCCCCGGCCAATTGTAGCAGTAGCGATTACCTACATAGACCTGAGCGAGCGCGAAAAGGGCTTCCCGCTCCGCATCCTCCCAATAGTCGGACTGGACCCAGGTTTCGATAGCTGTCCACCGTTCTTCGCGTGCGAAGTGGATTTTACGCTGTAACTGCAAGCGCATCGGCGTTCTCCTGGCGCAGGCGCGAGATTTCAGCGCGGCAGCGCAATTGATCGATCGGTTTCATGCCAGCATATAGCCGGTTGAGCATCATGAGCCGCTCTTGAGATAGGTGCGGTTTCAGCGAGGCTTGGGCCAGCGCCACGGGCAGACTGCGCAGCGGCATCTTGGCAGGGAGGTTCCAATCGCTCATTTCTGGCTCCCTTTGGCTTTTTCGGCGGCGAGTTGCCGCAGAATCAGCATCCAATATTCGGCTGCATGGTTTAGAGGCAGAGTCATTTCGCACCTGCCCATTCGCGCTCCACATCGACGCCATATTCACGTTCCAGTTGTGCCTCGATCAGGTCCGACCAGTGGATATCCAGATCGTCAGGATACACGCTGGAGTAGTAATCTTCGGCCGCGTCAAGCTGGCTGTCATGCTCGCCAGCCTTGCCGCCACCAGCCCAGCAGGGCCAGCACATCAGACCATGATGCGGTTTGGCCTTTGCGCCGCAGATCACGCAATGAGACTGCGCGCGGCAGTGTGGATAGTCTTGGCGGCGGCGGTTCGGGTGGTTGGTCATTTCGCCACCCGCGCGCGCTTCGCCTTCTTTGCGGCTTCGTAATCGGCTGCGTCGCGTGCCCATTGGGCAATTCCCCGCTGGCGGTAGAGATCGTGCTGCATGGCTTCAAGGTCCGGGTGGGCGTCCCAAGCGGCCTGCCAGCTTTTGGCGGACTCGGGATCGATCTTTTCAAGAGACTGCATCTTGGCGTGCAAATCATCAATCTTGCGGTCGATTTTGGCGATTTCTTGAACCGGCGTCATTTCTCAGCTCCTGCCATATTACCAATAGCGATTGCTGCCATGCGTTCGATGTAGTCCAAGCAAGCGTACGTCTCCGTAGCCTTCCTGGTAGCGGGGTACTCCCTTTCGATATGCTCCCTATAGTCTTCCGTAGTCATGGTACGGCACCCAGCGCGCACTAGTATGGCTGCGGACCCTTGAAGGGAGAATGCCAAGAAAGCATAAGGGTCCGTTACCCTGTTACACGTACCTACGTAGGCGTGAAGGGTGAAACCACCACACGTCGCACCCGCAAGGTCCGCACCCGCAAGGTTCGCACCCCGAAGGTCCGCATCCCCAAGGTTCGCACGCGCAAGGTTCGCACCCGCAAGGTCCGCACCCCGAAGGTCCGCACGCGCAAGGTCCGCACCCGCAAGGTTCGCACCCCGAAGGTCCGCATCCCGAAGGTTCGCACCCGCAAGGCCCGCATCCCCAAGGTTCGCACGCGCAAGGTACGCACCCGCAAGGTCCGCACCCCGAAGGTCCGCACGCGCAAGGTCCGCACCCGCAAGGTCCGCACCCGCAAGGTTCGCACCCCGAAGGTCCGCATCCCAAAGGCTTTCCGCCTCCAATGCCACTAGTACCTTTGTGGGGTCCCAGCGTGAAACTATCTTGATTGTCATAGTAGGTTGCTCCTCATTGGTCATTTCAGTATCTCCGCCAATTCGAGCGCGCGCACTAGGCGACGAGCCCAGTCCGCAGCCTCAGCGTTTTTGCCGCACAACTTATACGCAATCGCTTTTGCGAGGCAGCGAGCAGTTTCGGACCTATCGATCATGTCAGCGACTCCTAGAGCAGGTTAAAAGCCGAACGGGTTTGGCGCGGATAGGCATTCAGCCGGCGCGTAATCTGTTCCGCGCGGTCAGAACTGGCGACCTCGCCGACGCTGTGATGTTGCACGCAATTTGTGGAGTACACGATGATATCATACCCTGTCTCCGTGCGCGCCGCGTAGGCACACGGGCCTTCCCAAAGCGGGAGATCAAGTGGCTTGGTCATGCTAGCGACTCCTGTTTGACGCGCACACTGTGAGCCTGAGTAACGTCACCGTCAATCGCAAACACCTGATTTGGTTACTATCAGGTAAAGATGACGCCGCGTCACGGAATACACTAATCCTATCAACGGTCACAAGTTAATAACGCCTGCCTCTCTCTGTCTGCGATAGGCTCTCGATCATCCTTGCCTAGGACACTTGAGGTCACGCTTGCTGTGCCGGCGCCGCGCGGCCTCTTTTTTCGGTTGTCCGAGAAAACCTAGGCTTTCCGTGCGTTTCGCCCGTAGCTGCACCAAGATCACCTATAAGGCTATATACCTCCTCACTCCTCACTCTCTCCTCCGGCCTTGGGCCGGCTGAACGATGGCAGCGGGGAAGCTCGTTCAGCCTCGTCCTGCTAGGCTGCCTCGTCACAGGAGAGACAGATTGTTGCGCCATCCCATTCACCTTCACTCCCACATCAAAACTGACAGTTTGTCAGTTCTGTATGATTGGACGGGACTGCGCGCCTCTCTCGTGCTGTGGATTGGGTTGGGTTGGTCGCTGTGTGGTGCTGGCTGGCTGGTTGGTTGGATGGTTGGATGGTTGGATTGCTGACAATCTGTCACTGACAATCTGTCAGTCATGCGCAATGAGGCGCCGCGCAACCCGGAAAAGACCGGGGGTAGGCCGGGGCGGTGCCCGAGATCGACCGCGCCACGAATAAGTATACTCCCCTCTCTATTTCGCGACGCACGAAACAGTTGCGTGACGTTACCGGTTGTGTCATTATGGCGGAAAGCTTGGAGGATTGACGAGATGGCCGACCATGGGCCGCCGCTGTGCAAGGTCTGCGGGCACCGGCATAGGTGGGAAGACGAGCATGTGTGGGGACGGGCGCCTGTGAGCACGTTCATGCAGCGCTCTGCGGAGCGTAAAGTGAAGATTGTGCAGTCGGTTGGCCGGAAGAAGCGGGATGTCGAGGCGATCATTCTGCGGGAAGAGAGGCGGCTGGAGAAAGCACGGGCACGGACGGCGCGCTGGCGGGCGCGGCACAAGGGGAAATAGGGGGTCTGGGTGTTTGTGGGGCAGCGGTACTGGTGCTCGGTTTGCGAGATCAATCATGGTCTTGATGAGGTTTGCCGGGCGTCGAAGCCGCTGCGTCCGCGGCCGGTGGCGTGTTCGGATAATTCCGGGAATATCGTGAACATCCGGGTATGGAAGGACGACGCGGCCGAGGAAAAGCGGCTTGCGGCGAAGGGACGAATCGTCCCACGTTAGGACCGATTGGGACGTTGCGGGGCCGGGACAGCATGTCAGAAGCGAAAAGGGTGCGGACAAAGCCGGGCTATAAGCTCAAGAATGGCGAGACTCCGCTCATAAACCTGGACCCCGAGAGGAAATACGGTCCGGCGATGTCGCGGCTCACCGATGCGCGCAAGCGGTTCGTACTGGCCTATGTGATGAAGGGCGGCCGGAATACCTCGGAATGCGCGCGCTGGGCCGGGTACAAGGACAGCAAAGAGATCAAGAAGACCGCCTATGGTCTGACGCACGATCCTTTCGTGCTGGAAGCCATCCGGGAAGAGGCGGACATTTTCTTTCGCGGGAGCGTGCTGCGGGCCGGTCATAAGCTGGACGAGCTTCTGGACAGCGATCAACCCAGGATTGCACTGGAGGCCGCCAAGGAACTGCTGAACCGGGGCGGCATGATCGTGGCGACCCAGCACAATGTGACCGTCGAGCACATAGAGACGCGCTCGACCGAGGAGCTTCTGGAGATCGTACGCAAGTTCCAGGCGGATTCGCCGTTGCTGGCGGCTCCTGTGCCGAAACCACGGCAACTCGCCATCGATGCCGAGTTTACGGTTGTCGAACCGGACGTAGCCCAAGTACGCGAAAACGAACATTCTCAAATGTCAGCGGACGGTGACAGCGAGAAGGGCGAGAACGTATGACAAAGACAAAACTCTCCCACGAGGACGCTCTCGAAGCCGCCAAGGCCGTTGCCGAGATCGAGCGCCGCAAGCGCGAGAAGGCGCTGGAGTTCTATAGACCTTACCCAAAGCAAATAGAATTTCACAAACTCGGCGCGACGCGACATGAAATTGCTCTCGTCGCAGCGAATCGTGCTGGGAAATCATATTCGGCATCGGCTGAAGTCGCGATGCACCTTTCTGGACTTTATCCTGATTGGTGGTGTGGAAAACGCTTCGAGAAAGCCACGCGCGGCTGGGCAGCCGGCGCTACGGGAACCGCCGTACGCGATATTGCCCAGCGCGCGCTGTTCGGAACGCCCGCCGTCGTGCAGGATCGCGGCACCGGCATGGTTCCCAAATCCTGCGTCAACTGGGACAAGGGCGTCACGCTGGCCCATGGCTATGCCGGGCTCTACGATACCGTGCAGGTCAAGCACAAATCCGGCGGCATCAGCACTGTCCGCTTCATGACCTATGAGCAGGGCCGGGAAAAGTGGCAAGGCGAAACGCTAGATTGGTGCTGGTGCGATGAGGAGCCACCCTTCGAACTCTACATCGAAGGGTTGACTCGCCTTGCCACCACGTCGGGCCTGATGCTCTGTACCTTCACGCCGCTGGCCGGGCGTACCGCTGTCGTCAATCGATTCCTGTCCGAACCTTCGCCGGATCGTGGCTGGGTCGGAATGACGCTGGACGACGCCGAGCATATCTCGCCATCCGAGCGCGAACGCATCGTCGCCAGCTACCCGGCCTATCTGCGCGCCGCCAAAGCCCGTGGCGAACCCGCCATGGGTATTGGCCGTGTCTTCGAAACCGACGAAGATGTCATCACGGAAAAATCCATCTCGCCCGTGCCGCCGGAATGGCGCAAGCTCTGGGCCATCGACATCGGCGTCGAACATCCCTTCGCCGCTGTGCTTCTGGCCTGGGACGCGGATTCGGACTGCATCCATGTCCTGCAAGCCTTCAAGATGCGCGAGTCCCGCCCCATCGATCATGCCAGCGCCATGAAACCCTGGGGCCGGGACATTCCCGTAGCATGGCCCCATGACGGCCATATCCGCGAGCGCGGCTCCGTGCAGCCCGTGATGCGTCTCTACAAGGACGCGGGGCTGCGCATCCTGCCATCGCACGCTGCCTTCCCCGATGGCTCTATCTCGACAGAGGCGGGCATCCTCGCCATGGATGACCGCATGAAGTCCAATCGCTTCAAGGTCGCCTCGCATCTGGGAGAATGGCTGGAAGAGTACCGGCATTATCATAGGCGGCCGAAATCCGACGGCAGTTCCGAGATCGTCAAGGAACACGATGACTTGATGAGCGCCACCAGAATCGGTGTCATGGCGATCAGATATGCCCGTTCCGTGGATGCTGGCATGACGGCACGTGAGGGCCGCAGTACGGGCATGGCGAAAGATGTAGACTTCGACGTACTCAACGTCAGCGAGGGGTAACATGTCCGAGACATACTGTCCGGCGAACGGAAAGATGCGCTTCGCCACGCCGGGACAGGCCGAGCGCACAATGCGCCGGGACCGCAAGAAAAAAGGTCACATGTCGATCTATGTCTGCGGAACCTGCGGCGGCTATCATCTGGGGCGAGAACGCGAGCACAGGAAAACCAACTGGAGGCGCAACGGATGGTGACGACCTATCGCCGCTTCGTCGCCGAGACCAAGCGCCTCGAAGGCTTGCAGGGCGTTCCGACAAAGCGCGAAATGTACGCACACAGCGCGTTCGCGTGCGAGTCTTTGACCGTAACATCTGTGCATCGTATCGCATTGGCGTTCTCCTTCCTGGACAATAACGTCGAGAATGCCAAGATCAAGTCCGCCATCTTCAAGACCCAACTCTTGACGCCGCGCGAGATTCACGATTGCTGTCTCCGGTCCAAACCTTTCGATCATGGAAACGGCATCTACGCCCGTGCCATGTGGCTGAGGATGATGGTACGTCTTGGCGCGGAAGATATCGCGCTGAAACGGGGATTTCTGGCCTCATTCTACCTGCCGCCGAGCGGCCCCGCATGACGCCCGTGGCGGTCATCTATGTCGGGAGCCTGGGGTCGGGGTCGGGGTCGTGGTCGCGGTCGTGGTCGGGGTCGCGGTCGTGGTCGCGGTCGTGGTCGCGGTCGCGGTCGTGGTCGGGGTCGGAGTCGTGGTCGCGGTCGTGGTCGCGGTCGCGGTCGTGGTCGCGGTCGTGGTCGCGGTCGTGGTCGGGGTCGTGGTCGTGGGAGAGCAGCACATGACGCCCGTGGCGGTCATCTATGTCGGGAGCCTGGGGTCGGGGTCGGGGTCGCGGTCGTGGTTGTGGTCGCGGTCGTGGTCGGGGTCGGGGTTGTGGTCGCGGTCGTGGTCGTGGTCGTGGTCGGGGTCGTGGTCGCGGTCGTGGTCGGGGTCGCGGTCGTGGTCGCGGTCGTGGGAGAGCAGCACATGACGCCCGTGGCCGAATCATCCTATGTTCGCCGTCATGAGTGCAAAGGTTTCAGACAGCGAACGTGCGGCCATCGCGGCCTATAAAGGACCGATAGCGAGGTGTCAGGACGGCGAAGCACGCCATGTCCTGCATCTGGACGGATACTCGATCTTTCCAGCGAAGGCGGCCGAGAAAGACGAGAAAATCGGCCTTATCGATATCGATTATGAATATCTGCCTGGGTTCTCTGTCGCATATAAACAGAGGAACCAAAGGATTCGTAGTCTTATCGATGCTGGTATCTCGCGCGTCTCCGTCGCAGAGCGATTTGGTCTCTCGCCGCGTACAATTCCCGGCATTCTCAGGGCGGCTTGAAGCCGCGCCCCGAATCAGGTCAGCATCCCGATATGGCAACCCTGATCCGCATCGACCTCGACGACCGCCGCGCCAGCCGCTACGAAGCCGGAGGTTCGGCCATCCGCAGGACGCACGAATACATCCACGATACCGAAGTCTCGGCCTTCGACTGGGACTGGATTCAATTCTTCCGCTGTGACCCGCCGGAGGAATATACCATCGAACCCGGACCTCGGCCGACCAATCCGCCGGCCGGTGCCGGAACAGCGAGGATTGCGGCATGAACGGCCTTGGCGAAATCCGGCTCTATGCCGTGCTGCTACGGGAAGAAGACCTCCACTGGCTCGACAAGTGGCTACAGGCAGGCGATTCGCCCGGCTCGGAACAGGCCCGCGTCATCTCGGCCATTCAGAACGTACTCGAAACCATGCGCCGCAAGGAATCCTGATATGACGTACCTGTTCGTGGCTCTTCTCAGTGTCATCGCCGGAGCCGTCGCAATGCACTTCCTCCACAACGAACTGGAGAAGATCAGCGCCGAAGTCGCCCGCGACGAAGCCGCCGCCAAGGCCGTCATCGAGGATTTCGAGAAAGACCTGTGAGCGATGCGGATCACGCCGGTCATGCTGGAGGCCACCTACGAGCTTCTGCTGGCGACGCCGCCATTCCGAGGCTGGCATTTGCCCGAAGCGGACGACGTGGAGTTTCACGTCACACGGCATAAGGACCGTTGCGGCGATCATGTTTTCGACGGCAAGCGGCATATCATCAGGATATCCTCTACCCTCCACGGCAGGCTGATACCAATCCTACAGACCATGGCGCACGAGATGTGCCACGTTCGCACGTCCTTGACCGCCCCATGGGAGCGCGGAGAACACGGCGAGCATTTCCGTCGCGCCGCTCGGTCAGCCTGCCGGGAGCACGGCTGGGACGTGGCGTCGTTCTGACAATTTGTCAGTGACAATCTGTCATTGACCTTGCGCAGCGACTCAGGCAAAGTTGACAGTGCGTCAACTTTGGTGGGCCGCCGTGAGCCTTGCGCCTTCTACCCCCACATCCGCCGTGACCGACCTTGGCCTCGGCGGCTCCATGACCCCGGAACAGGAAGCCGAGCGGCGTAAGAAGCTCATGGCTGCGGCCGGCGGCAACCCGCTCCAGCGCTACGGCGAGGCCGCCATGAGCCTGCTTGGCTCGCAGGCGCCGTCCTATGGCGCGCGCCTCTGATGGCAGACAAAGCCGCCCCCAAAACGGTCGCTGAGACGGCTCGGGAAATGACCATCGTGGAGGAAAGCCTCCGCGAATTTTCTGAGTTGCAGGCCTATCGCTCTCAACGGGCGCTGCAATGGGAAGAATCGGCCTCCTTGCTGATGCCGGTCATGAAAAATACGTTCTATTTCAGCAATTACAATTTCCCAGGAATCAAAAAAACACAACTCCAGGTCGATTCCACCGCCATGCTGGCGAACTGGAAATTCGCTGCGATCTGCGACGCCATCATCACGCCGTTCTCCAGCCAGTGGCACGCGCTGTCGTCGCCCGACCCGGAAATCAGCAAGGATCGCCAGTCCCGGCTTTATTTCGAGCGCGTCAGCCATATCCTGGCCGAAATGCGCAATGCTCCGACGGCGAGTTTCCGGCGCAACAACCAGACCATCTACCAGATGATAGGGGCTTTCGGGAACGCCCCGATGTTCGTAGATCAACTGGCCGACCCGTTCGGGCGCCCAGCGCGCGGCATCCGCTACAAGGCCGTACCCGTCGGCCAAGTCTTCATCCGCGAGAACCATCAGGGCAATATCGACGGCTTCTGCCGCTGGTTCCGGCTCACCGGCTCGCAGGCCGTCAAGCAGTTCGGGGACGTAGTGCCGGAGGGCATCCGCAAGGCCGCCGAGATCGGTTCGCAGGCGCCCTTCGATTTCCTGCACCGTGTCGTTCCGAACGGTGAATATGATCCGCAGCGGCGTGACAGCAAGGGCAAGCCGTACGCCAGCTACTACATCAGCCTGACCGGGAAAACCCTGCTTTCCGAGGGCGGCTACCGTGTTTTCCCGATGCCCTATTGCCGCTACTCGCAGAACCCGGAAGACCCCTATTCGGACGGCCCGGCCCAACTTGTGCTTCCGACGCTCAAGAGCCTCAACGCCGAGAAGAACATGTTCCTCAAGGTCGGCCACCGCACGGCCGATCCGATCCTGCTAGGGCCGGACGACGGCCTTGTCGATCCGTCCCTGCGGCCGGGCGCCTACAATCGCGGCGGCGTCAGCCCCGAGGGCAAGCCCCTCGTTATCCCGCTTTCCTACGGCAGCCTTCCGATCACCAAGGAAATGATGGACGAGGAACGCGCCATCGTCGGGGATGCCTTCCTTACCAGCATCTTCTCTGCCCTGGTCGAGAATCCTCAGATGACGGCGACCCAGGTGGTCGAACTCATCAACCAGAAGGGCATTTTCCTCGCCCCCATGGCGGGCTCTATGGCCCCGGACTATCTGGGATCCTTGATCGAGCGTGAGATCGATATCGCCGCCGATCTCGGCTTCCTGCCGCCCATGCCGCCGCTGCTTCAAGAAGCGCGCGGCCAATACAAGGTCGAGTATACCTCGCCGTTGTTCAAGGCCGCCCGTGCCGGAGACGCGGCTGGCTTCCTGCGCACCGTCGAGTCCGCGCTTGAAGTCGCCGGCCAAATGCAGGACCAATCTATCCTCGATTCGTTCGACTTCGAGACAGCCATCCCAGCCATCGCGGACATCCAGTCCGTGCCGGTGTCATGGATGGCATCGCCCGATCAGATCGCGGCCAAGCGTCAGGCCCGCGCGCAGGCGCAACAGCAGCAGCAGCAGGTCCAAGCCCTTCCGGCTCAAGCGGCCATGCTGAAAGCCCGTGCGGCCGTCGCCAAACAGGGCGGTGCACAGATCGGCGGCCAGCCCGGCGGCCCACAGCAGGCGCCCCAGCAATGAGCATGAACGACGCCGTGCAGCGCACCATCGACTTTCTGGGCTGGCGAAAGCGCGCCTTTCAACTCCGCTTTCCCAAAGCCGAACGCCGGGAAGATGTGGTCCTGCGCGATCTGGCCCGCTTCTGCCACATCAATGAGGAATGCCCGTATTCCGATCCCTACAAGATCGGGGAATGGCTTGGGCGCCGGGCCGTGTTCCTCCGTATCCAACGCCATCTCTACTTATCCCCAGAAGAATTGTTCGAACTCTATTCCGGGGTTCGGCTTCAGAAACAGGAGAGTGAATCTTGAGCAGTGCAGGAGCAGCCCTTACCGAACCGGTAGCGGCGCCTGATGCGGGTCCGAGCCCCGCTCAGGTGCCTGCCCCGGCCCCCGCAGCGACTCCAGCGTGGTATTCCACGCGCAACGACGCCGAGTTCACCGGTTATCTCCAGAATCGGGGACTCGACAAAAAAGACGCCGCCGAAGCGGCCTATGAGGCCTACAAAGCCCATAAGGCGGCCGAGAAGTTCGTCGGCGCCCCCGCCGAGGAACTGGTGCGCCTGCCGAAAGACCCCGTGAGCCAGGACTGGAACAAGGTCTATGAGCGCATCGGGCGTCCCGCCAACGAGGACGGCTACGACTTCAACGGCGTGAAGTTCCCGGACGGCACCGAGGTCGATGCCGACTTCGCCAAATTCGTTAAGGGGGCCGCCTTCAGGGCCAATGTGACCAAGGAAGGCGCCAACTCGCTCTTGCGCGAACTCGTCGCCCATATGAGCAAGGCCGACGAAGCCGAAGCCGCCAATGGCGCCGCCGCGCTGGAGAACGAGCGCCGGGAACTGGCGAAGAACTGGGGTCCGAACTACGAAGCCAACAAGTTCATCGCCCGGCAGGGCGCGGCCAAACTCGGGATTCCGGCCGAGGCCATCGAACACATGGAAGGCTTCGTCGGCTATCAGGCCGTCATGGAGGCATTCCTCAAGGCCGGTTTGGCCTTCGGGGAGGACAAGTTCATCGCCAATCGGGCGCCCGGTAGTACCGGCGTGATGACGCGGGAACAGGCCATGGCGACCATGAAGGAACGCCGCAACGATTCGGAATGGGGCAAGAAGCTCATGGCGGGCGATACCACCGTCACGAACGAGTTCAATGCCCTGACGGAGATGATCGCCGGGAGGAATGGCTAGTGCCGAGCAAATCGAAGGCTCAGCACGCGCTCATGGCTATGGCTTCCACGGCACGGGGCCGTATGAAGCTCAAGGCCGATGGCATGAAGATGCCGCCACAGAGTGTTGCCCTTGAATTTCGACACGCAGATAAGGGCAAACGGTTTCACCAGAAACACGTCAGGGAGAAGTAGCATGGCGAGCAAGAAACGGTGGATTCAGGGGGCGATCAAGCATCCGGGAGTCGAGAAGAAAGCGGCTGCCGCTGCGGGCGAATCAACGCATCAGTACATGATGGAGCACGAGAACGCCCCCGGCAAATCCGGTGCACGAGCACGCCTCGGGCTTCGTCTCTCGGCCATGGCGAAGCGTAAATAAAGCGAAAGCCGGTTCGCTTTATTAGCCGAAAGTTCGGTTTTCGCGCCGTTACGGGCCAATTTATGCCCTTTCAGGGCCATTTAACCGTACGGAGCGATCAAAGTTTCCGTAGCGTCATGTTTCACGTGAAACACCAAGTTGACACTGCGTCATTTTTCTGAGCATCATAGATTCATCGGGCAACCGATTCGCTCCCACACCCGCACGTCGCGGCGGTGGCGACTAGAGCGGCCTCCCTCGGGGACACGGCCAACAGCAGGTCCGTAAACCCAACGAGGGATTGCCCCGCTCATGGCCGACGCATACGAAATTGCCCTTGCCGAGACTCGCTTCTCGCAGATGCTGGAACTGGCGCTTCAGCAAATGGGCTCCAAGCTTCGCGGCACCGTTCGCGAGCAGGCGATTACCGGCGCCAAGCTGATGTCCCCGATCCAGCAGATCGAACCCGTCCAGATGAAGGCGGTTACGGCGCGATTCGCGGACAAGAACTACGACGCCAACCAGTACACCCGCCGTTGGGTTGCGCCTACCGACTGGACCGGCGATACCCTGATCGACACCTTCGACCTGCTCAAGACGCAGATCGACCCGAAAGGCGAGACGGTGCGGTCGTGGGCCGAGGCGGCTGGCCGCACCTTCGATGACACTCTCATCGCGGCTGCGACCGGGACCAATTCCATCGGCACCGACGCCAACTCGCTGTCGTCGGAAACCTTCGACACCACGAAGTTCCAGGTCAGTGTGGACTTCGGCGGCACGGCTTCGGGCGCGCTCGTTGCCAAGCTGATCGAAGGCCGGCGCATCCTGCGTCATTACCACGTCGATCTGGAGGTTGAGCCCCCGACCTGGATCATCGGTTCGACCCAGGAAGCCGACCTGCTCAAACAGTCGCAGGTGTCGTCCAGCGAATTCAATCGCAACGGCGGCGTCGTGGAGAACGGCACCGTGACGCGGCTCTACGGCTGCAACATCAAGGTCATGGAGCGCCTCCCCGTCGTGACCACCAATACCCGTGGCACGCTGCTCTACGTCAAGAGCGGCCTCGTCCTCGGCATGTGGCAGGACATCAAGACGCAGATCGCCCAGATTTTCACCAAGGAGGGCAATCCGTGGAACGTTTCCACGGTGCTGTCGCACGGCGCGACGCGGACCCGTCCCGGCAAGGTCGTGCAGATTCTCTGCCACGATACCGCCGGCGCCGACATCACGCCGTAACGCAACTGAGCAACCGGCGGGGCTTCGGCTCCGCCGCGACCTCAAGAGGAACGAACAGACATGGCCACCGAAGCCCTCAAGTCCACAGTCATCACCGGTTACGATGCCTCGCCCCCGACCAAACCGGCTGGCGGCGCGGGCGGCGCGAACGGTCTTCAGGAGATTTCCGGGTCCGTCACGACCACGACCGGTGTCACGACCGGTTCGACCTATCAGCTTGTCCGCCTGCGTTCGGACGCTTACGTCAAGCGCGTCATCCTGGAATCGGCGGCCATGAGCACGTCGGCCAGCATGAATATCGGCCTGTACTACTCAGATGCCAATGACGGCACCGCGAAGGCCAATCAGGGCACCGCTCTCTCTGCGGCTCTCTTTGCCTCTGCCGTCTCGGTCGCTTCGGCCGTGGTCGCCAGCGATGTGACCAACCAGTCCGGCAGCTACACCATCGACAAGCGCGTACAGCCGCTCTGGCAGGCGGCCGGTCTGTCGTCCGATCCTGGCGGGTTCTTCGATGTGACCGCCGTGGCGGCCTCGACCGTGACGGCCGGCGGCCTGATGGGTGTGTCCGTCGAGTTCACGACCGTCTGAGGGAGATAGCCAGTGGCCGATACCTTCTTCGGAATCAATACCGGAGACCCGGAAATCGATTCGAGTGTTCAGGTCGGCGCGACCACCAACTCGACCGATGTGGAAGTGCGCGTCACCAACAACGATATCGGCGTGACGGGCCAGAAGATCACGCGCCTTGAGGTCTATCGCAAACTGGAGGCGATCCGGGACTATATCACCAGCGCGATGAACACCACGTTCCCGGAGTTCTGATGCTACAGGACCGGATTCTCATCTCCAACGTCGCGGCCAGCACGCCATTCACCGTTATGGGCGGCCGGTACAACATCGCCGTGATCGGCTCGACATTCGGCACCGTCAAAATTCAGAAGCTCGGCCCGGACGGTACGACTTATCTGGATTTGTTTGGCGAGTTCAACAATGCCGGAACAGAAGCCGATCTCGTGATTGGCACCTTCGCCGCCAATGGCGTCAAGACATTCGATCTCGCGCCGGGCGCCTATCAGGCGACGATTGCCTCTGCGACGGCCGTGTATGTCGAAATCGCGCGAGTGACCGTCATCTGACGGCTCTGGAGTCGTCATATGGCCCTCTTGAATCCGACAGCAATCGCCAATAGAGCGCTCCAGCGTGTCGGCGCCGCATTGCTGGCGGCCGGGACTCTCTCGACAGCCACCAGCCGCGAAGCCACTCAAGTCAACACCTGCTATGACATGCTGCGCCAGTCCGAACTGCGCCGCAACGTCTGGACCTTCTCGACGCGGCGCACGGTGCTGCGCCCGTACAATACTCCGTCCAACATCGTGAACAGCGGCACGCCAAATCAGGCAGGCGTCACGCAGATGATCACCTTCGGAACATGGGCGACGGGAACGACCTATGCCCAGAGCGATATCGCCGTGGGCTCCGACGGCCATCTCTACGTGTCGCTGCAAGCCTCCAATCTCGGTAAAGACCCGACGCTGGACACTTCCTATGCATGGTGGACGCTCTACTTCGGCCCCGATGTGGCCCAGGAGTTCGTGACCACCTACGTCTCGACGATCACCTACGCTATCGGCAACAACGTCATCGGCAGCGACGGCAACCCGTATCAATCCATCGCCAACTCCAACACGGGCAACAATCCGGTCACGGATGGCGGCGTCCATTGGGCCACCGGAACGGCCGTGGCGACCAAGGTTGCGCTTCCGACCGGCTTCTATTCCGGCGAACTGATGTACGTCGGCAACAATCTCTATCTCTCGCTGGTCAACAACAACACTGTCGATCCGACCACCAACGTCGATTTCGTGTCCGGCAGCAGTTATACGAATGCCTGGATGCAGATGACGACGGCGGCGACACTGTCGGCACTCAACTTCATCTATCCCATCGGCGCCGGGCCGCTCTCCGATACGTTGACCCGGAACGTCTATCGCCTACCGGTTGGTTTCTTGCGGGAAGCTCCGCAGATGCCCAAACAGGGTTCCTACACCGAACTCGGCGCCCCGACGAACCTGCCGTACAACGATTGGGAATATGACGGGCACTACATCCTGTCGTCCGGTACAGGCCCGCTGGTGCTGCGCTTCGCGGCCGACGTGCGCGATACTACCCTATTCGACCCCATGTTCGCGGAGGGATTTGCCTGCCGCATCGCCCTGGAGATTGCCGAGTCGCTGACGCAATCCGAGGCCAAGCTCCAGATCATCGGGCAGATGTACGCGAAGTTCATGGGCGATGCGCGGGAGGTCAACGCTATTGAGCAGGGGCCGATAGAGCAACCGCTCGACGATTTCCTCCAGGTGCGTTACTGAGATGCCGGGCGCATCCTTCGTTCAGACCAGTTTCCTCGGGGGTGCATGGTCGCCGCCTGCACAGACACGCACAGACCTGCCCGGCTACAAAACCGCGCTCAAGGTGTGCACGAACGCCTATCCGCGCATCAACGGAGCTTGGACGCGGCGTCCCGGCTTCCAGTTCATGGCCCACACGCGCCAAGGCCAGCAAGGACGCCTGATCGGCCTAGAGTTCAGTTATCAGACACCGTTCCAGCTTGAACTGACGAATGCCACAATGCGGGCCTATCTTGGACAGGCGCTCGTCCTGACCGGTGATAACAATGTCACGGTGAGCGCCATCAGCACGGCGACGCCTGCTGTCGTGACGGTCAATGGCGCGCTGCCGAGTACGTGGGCTAACGGCGACACTATCGTCTTTAATTTCGCGCAGCCGATGTCCACGCCGGTTCTGTCCGGCCGCCAGTTCACGATTTCCGCAATCACTGCCACGACGTTCGCGCTCAACGACGCGCTGACGGGGGCGGCCGTCAACGGTACTGGACTCGCCTACGCCGCTACCACCTTCGGGCTGGACTATATATACAAGGTTCAGGAATGGACGACGCCATACACGGCCGACGAATTGAACGATGTTCGGCTGGTGAAGAACGGCACGACGGGACTTCTGCTCCACGCCAAGCATCAACCGCAATCTCTGACCTACGGCTCATCCGGTATCGTGATGGCGGCGCAGTCCTTCAGCGACGGCCCTTATCTCGACATCAACGCCACGACCACGACGCTGACGCCGAGTGCGGCTTCCGGCTCGATCACGCTGACGGCCAGCAGCACGGCTGGGATCAACAATAACTACGGATTCGCCTCAAGCGATATCGGGCGCCTTGTTCGGTTTCAGTCGGCGCCTGCGGCTTATGCTAGCGGCACGACCTATGCCAAGGACGCCTTAGTTCTGGGTTCGGACAACAATATCTATCAATCGGTGGCTGGAGCGAATATCGGCCACGATCCGACGACGGACGATGCCACACACTGGGTGCTGACCGGCCAGGCCGTGACCTGGACATGGCTGACCATCACGGCGTGGACTAGCACAACGGTTGTGACTGCTACCGTCAACGGCGACGCGTTGCCGTCGCTGGCCGCTTCAACCTCGTGGCAACTCGGCCTCTGGAGCGACACGACTGGGTGGCCGACCTGCGGAACGTGGTTTCAAGGGCGCTTCTGGCTCGGCAGCAAGACGGTTCCGAACCGGCTTGACGCCAGCGTTTCCAATGACGATTTCAACTTTGCGCCGACGGCGCCGGATGGCACCGTGGGAGACGCCAACGCCATCGCCGCGCCGTACAATGCTCCGGACAGCAGCCAACTTTATTGGATGCTGCCAGTCCAGGCGGGCGGTGTCACACTGGGAACCAACAGCGGCGAATGGCTGGTGCGCGCTTCCGCGCTGGGCGATCCGATCACTCCGACCAGCATCCAGATTCAGCGCGTCTCGACCTATGGCTGCGCCAATATCGATCCGGTGAATGCACAACTGACTTCAGTCTTTGTGCAACGCGAGCGCCGTAAAGTGCTGGACTACGCCAACTATCCTTTCGGAGAGGCGACGGGCTGGTACGCGGCCGATCTGACGCTCTACAGCGATGACAAGAGCGCGGGCGGCATCGAGGAACTGCGCTATCAGGAAGAGCCTAACAAGCTGCTATGGGCGCGGCGCACCGATGGAACGCTGATTGGCAGCACATTCCAGCACGCACCGTATGGAAGGGAAAGCTACAATGGCTGGCATGATCATCCTGTCGGCGGCAATCGCACTGTGGTTTCTATTTCCACCGGACCCTCCTTCGATGGCCTGAGCACCACGCTCTTTGCCGTGTTGAAGAACGCCACGACCGGCTATTACGAATGCGTGGCGCTGACACAACCCTTCGAGGACGATACGGCGGCATGGGCCGCGAACTTCACGGACGGCACCGCGTCGCCCAGCGCGAGCTATATCATGCAGACGACCAATGGCGACCCGTTCGACGGCATCCGCATTTACGGCCTCTATGATATCGCCGGTCAGACGGTAACGCCGCAGATCGCCGGATACGATCTTGGCGACTTCACGGTCAACGGCTCTGGCTATGTAGATGTGCCGTTCACGACGACCTTCACCAAGGCGGTTGTGGAATCCTACAACAACGGAACAGATTACGGGCTGTTCGCGCTTCCCATGGCCGAGGCGCTTCCGGTCAGTTTCCAGAATGCAGGTCTTGGCGCCTATGTGGGCGAAACCACGAATCTAAGCGGGAATGGGATTTATCAGACATTCCTGGATGAGTCTCAGAATATTGTAGTGATGAATCAAGCCAACGGGTTGCGTGTATATAACGCAATAACGACAGATCAAATTCGAGACGCAACTGTCGCGCAGATTGGTGGCTTGGCATCCGGGTACACAGGATTCTATCTGACTAGCGGGAACATTAGCAATTCTGTGTACCATCCCGGCACCGGCTGCGTATATGCACATGTCGGCAGCAGCAATTATTCGCCAATCTGGAAGATAGATATTACGACGCTGCGGCTGGTCCAGTCTTACGGCAAAGACAACGCGCTAGGTGGCGCAGGTTACTATCCGACCTCGATGGCGATGATTGCGCTTTCTATGGGCGGACTGAATTTCATCGTTCAGGCGTCGCACGGAAACGGCGGCCCGACTTGGCCGGTCACGATGTTCAATGCGGATGTATTGGACTACGTCTCCCAATATAGCGGCAGCGATACCCATATCTTTATGTGCGAAGGCGCCTCGAATGCCGGTGTCTTCTTCGGCCTTGGCACACCAGCATACGAGAGTGGCTACAAATCGACTGCGGTGTCGATCTACAAGTTCGCCGTACAGGCTGCTCCCTTCTTCGGAATCGGTGCCGTCGATTTCACGACCGCGGTCATCGGGACGTTGACGCCTGCGAGCGTCGATTCGACTTGGACGAATATGACTGGGTTTGCCGGTTTTGCCTTCGACCCGACGGACGACAATCTGCTGGCGGTTGCTCAGAATACCTATGATGCCGTGACCAACAAGTACTACTGGCTCAAGATCAATTCCGCCACGGGTGCGGTTATATGGGCAACAGCAATCACATCCACGCAATACCCAGGAGCAGCGATCCAATGGCCGCAGACGCGGCCGAAGAATGGTATTATTTGCTACAGTTTCGGCAGCACTTGGTATTCCCTGAATACCGCGACCGGCGTTCTGACGACGACTGCCATCACGACAGGAGGCTATATTAACGGCGGTGTGCAACTTTATTGGCCGGAACAACACGCCATTGTGCTAAAAACGCAGGCCTTCTGGAATCCTGCCGACGTGACGCCGCTGGGTGCCTATGCCGTGTCCAATAACGGCGCAGGTTGGACCACGGAATGGTCGCTGTTGACCCTCAAGGCGCCTACACTCTCGGCCGATTGGCCGCCGCCGTCCAACTACAACTTCTCGCTGCCGGCGACCATTGGCGTGACCTATACCTCCAAGGGCCAGTTGCTCAAGCCGGACTTCGGCTATGAGAGCGGCGCCCGCAACGGTCCCGGCTTCGGCAAAATCCGGCGGCATCACTGGTATGGCGCCACCATGGTACGCTCCCAGACTTTCCAGATCGGCACCGATCCAGCCGGAACGCTCTACGACGTGCCGATGCTGGACTACACCACGAATCAGGTATCATCGCCGTCCCCGGCGCTTTACTCGGGAACCGTGAGTCAAACGCTTCAGGACGGCTATTCGTTCGATAACTCGATCTACTGGCAGGTTTCGCGCCCGACCCCGCTGACGATCAGCGCCATGGGCGGATTTTTGGAGACTCAAGACAAGTGAACGACTGGTTCGGCGCAGCATCAGACCTGATCGGAGGCGTGACGGATTTTCTCTCCGGGAGCGCAAAGGCAGCGGGCTATGGGAAAGCGGCGGCCGGGTATGAGAGCGCGGCAGCTATTGCCGGCCAGCAAGCGGCCATCACTCAACGCAGCACGGCAATTCAGGAAACGCAGGCCAGCCGGAACGTCTATCGCGCTATCAGCGGCGGTCAGGCGGCCGAGGCAGCGGCCGGTCTTTCGGGTGGTGGCAGCGCGCAGTACGTGCAGCGCGGTAGCGCGCAACAGGGCGGCCTGACCAAGGGCCTTATTGCCAATCAGGGCCTCATCACGCAGCAAGGTTATCTGGCCGAACAGCAGTCCGATATCGGCCAACAGCAGCAGACACAAGCCATGCAGAAGGCGGCGCAGGCCCGTGGCGGCGGCGGTCTTCTGGGCGGCATTATCGGGGCCATCGGCTCCGTCGGCTCCATATTCGGGTTATAGGCGATGCCAAATATTCCGCAGTACGTCAGTAACGAACGGCCGCTCGAAGCCTCTAACATGGGCGTCGAGGCCATGCAGCAACTCGGCTATCATGCCGAACGCAATGCTCGGTCCTTGGGACAGGAGATTCAACACGTCGGGGGCATCGCACAGGGTCTCGTCAAACAGGCCGAACAGCAAACCGCCGATTCCGAGACGGCATCCATCTATAAGCAAATGTCCGACCTGACCGCACAGGCTCATCAGTCGATGACGCAAACGCTGAACACGGCAGACCCGAACGATCAGCAGACTTTACAGAAGTGGCAGGAAAGCTATCTCCAGCCGCAATTGGACAAGATCGGCGAGGGCTTGCTGACGCGGCAAGCGCAGAAGGAATTTCAGCGCACCAGCGCAGGGCTGACCTCATCGCTGCTAGACCGTGGCGAAGGCGAATGGAACCAGTTGCAGAAGGATCACGTCGCCAACAGCACGCAGCAGACGACGATCAATCTTGGCAATGCCGGTGTCTCTGATCCGGCATCGCTGCCAGCCATTCTCGCGCAATCCGACTCTGGCATCGATGCGTTCGGGAAGGCCTCGAACGGCGCTGTTTCGTCCGAAGATGTGAGCAAGATGAAGCTGAATGCCCGCAGTCACATTGCGGATGTTTCGGCCACGAGTCTTGTTGAAGGTGCCATCAAGAACCCGAACTTCACGCCGCAGATGGGCGTCCAGGTCGCGACGCAACTGAACACGCCATTGTTCACGCAGAACATGTCGCCAGAAATACGTGTGAAATTGTTGGCGCAACTCGCCAGCGCACATTCCACGCAACTTGTAGCGCAATCCGCGATCTTCGAGAGCCGTTTACCGGCTCTGAATGAACAGGCGAAATTGACCGGAGACACACGCCATATCGAAGCGGGAATCGCGAACTACCAAGGCAAAACCGCAGAGGAAACCGTCGTTGCACGCCAGAAGATGACGGATCAGGTCGCCGAGGACCGCGCCTATTATCACGTCAGCCAGGATGCCGGACTCGTTCCGCAGTCGGAAGAACAGGGTTATCTCGCCCAGCGGGAAGAAGATTTACGTTATGCGTCTCCGGGTCAGGTGCGGGCTGCGAACGTTGCGCACACACAGGCGCGACAATTCTTCGCCGACCGCGACAAGGCCTTCAAGAGCGGCACGCAAGCGCAGTTCATGATCGATCATAACGAGACCATCAAAGCCTATGCGGAGACTTTCGCGCAGAACCCGACACCGGAGAATTTCCAGCGGTATGCCTCGTATTCCGCCGCTTCCCAACGCGCCATCTCTCCCGGCGTTGCACCTCGCATTCTGACGCCGGAGATGACCTCGGATATCGGCACATCGATGTCCGCCATCAATGAAAGCGGTACGGGTGTTGCGCAAGCCGCCGGAACGCTACAGAAATGGGCGAAACTCAGCGGCGGCTATTGGCCGAACATGGACAAGGAACTACTGGAAAAGCACATCATCAACGGCGACCAGTTTGCGGCCTCTTTGCTGTACCAGGATGCCACGACGGCGCCCTTGGCCGCAACCTTGATGTCGGCATCCGCGATGACGAACGCGCAGCGGTTCACGGCACACGGCATTACGGAAAAGAAAGTCATGCCTCTGGCGGCAGCCGCATTCAACGAGTTCAACAAGACGCTAGCGAACATCCCCGAGGCCGCACAGGTCATGAATGCGCAGACAACTGCGCTGGCGCACCTGATGCAGGTGAGGGGCAACGATACCCAGGAACAAGCAAACACTCTTGCCAAGCAGATGTTGTTGAAGGAGTACGATATTCAGGACGGCGACACGCTGCGAATACCGGCGAAAGGCGTTGACGCTGGTGCCGTCAGAGCGGGGGCGGCGAAAATGCTGTCCGATCTCGGGCCTTATACCATCGACGTGCCGCCGAGCTATTCCGGCCTGAAAGGCCGCGTCCAATACGACAGCTATATCAACCAGATCGAATCCACCGGGAAATGGTACATGACGGCCGATCAGACAGGGGCGATCCTCTATCCATCGGCAGGCGCTTCCACTCCGGTCATGGCAGGAGGAAAGCCCATTACCATGACGTGGCAGCAACTGACCAAGATGGGGCAGTCCGCGCCACTCGATCTCTCCCATCCAACCCAATATAGTCCAGGCCTCAAACCCGTCGGGAGCCGCTAGAGATGCCGCTGCCGGAATTTTCCTCCAATCAGATGGGCAACGAGACGCCCGAGCCGCTGGAATCGCTTCCGGCTCCCAGCAGCGGCGCGCTGGCTGCCGTAAAAGAAGGTGCCGTCCAAGGCATCATGGGGGGACTCGTCACCCGCGCCAGCGGTGCTTTGGGCGATCAAACCTACGTACCTTACGACGATGCCGCCAAAGAGATGAAGGCCAACGGCTTCGATCCGTCTGTGCTGCCAAAGGACGGCGTCTCGCGTGGCTATCTGGAGGCGCTTCAGGACCAGCAAGAATCCGTACAGAGGAACGAAGAAATTGCCAATCGTGCCGGGTTGGCTCACAGATCGGGCTGGATGCCATCGATGCACGGCATCTATGAATTTGCGGGCGGAGCGGCAGCGGATTCGCCATTCTTCCTGTTGTCCGACGGTGCCGCTGGCATGGGGGCAGAAGCAGCGGGCATCGGCGAAGCGGCGGAATTAGGTCGTGCCGGACGGATTGCCTACCGTGCGACGGAAGGTGCAGCGCTCGGCGCCGGCCAGGATGTTGCGCTCAAGGAAGCCGGAACGATGCCCGGCGACAAGGACATCGGCATTTACGATGTGGCGCACGATGCCATTCTCTATGGAGCTGTCGGGGGCATCCTAGGCGGAATCGCACGGGACACGCCCAAAGCCGGTTCCAAAGCGGCCATCGATCATGTCCTTCAGGAGGAAGGCGGTCAGACCGTCGATACCGGCGGCGAAACCAAGTTCGGGATTTCGGCCAAAGCCCATCCCGGATTGGACATCGCGAACTTGGATATCGGCACGGCGCGCAAAATCTACAAGGAAGAATACTGGGACAAGATCGACGGCGACAATCTGCCCGGACCGATGCAATTGACGGCCCTCGATTCGGCCGTCAATCAGGGTGTCGGAAAGACGGAGCAATGGCTCAAGGAAGCCAATGGCGATCCGCTCAAATTCAATGCCTTGCGCAAGGCCGATTACGAACGCTTGGCGCAGGAGGACCCTGAGAAATACGGGAAGTATCTGAAGGGCTGGCTGGCACGTCTCGGCCGGGTCGGCCTCTCCAACATCAATCCTTATGCTGCTCCCGAACTAGGTATGGCCGCACGGACACCAGAGGAAGACATCGCCGCGACGAAGCAGACAACCATGGCTGCGATGGCAGATCGCGTTCCCGATCCAAGCGAGCCGACAGGATTGCGGCCAGTCTGGAAAACGCCGGAGACGGAAGCCCAGATCGCGCGCGCGCAACATCTGCCCCAACCAGCAGAGTTACAGAGGAACGAGGTTGCCGGCGCGCAGGTGAGCCCGGAACTACATGAGATCACGACTTCTTCTCAAAAGGCGCTCCAGGAAGCGCAAGCCTTGGCCCAGGCCAGCCGTCCCGAAGACGGCATAGAGGCGCTTGATACGCATATGGCCCAAGCCCAGAAGGAAATCGAGCCACAGATGGACTTCTACAAGGCATTAGAGGCCGCCGTGAAATGCGGAACGCTGAAAGGACTCGAATAGTATGGCCCTTGACAATTGCAGCGGAAGCATCAGAACGGCTATCGGTCGCGATCTCACGAAAGATGAGAAAGTCGATGTGACGCGAGAAGCCAAGGCTATCATGGCACGTCTGGCCCATGCTGGTGACGATCCGGCCGAGAAAGCCCGCATCATGCAGGAAGTCTCAGATCGGGGCGCCGTTCTGAAAGCGCGAACGCAGCGCGACGCCGCGCTTCAGTGGCAGAAGCTCGAAGCCCGCAATGCCCAGCGCCGCTCTGTCGCCTTCGCGGTCAAGAACCCAGCCGAATGGCTGAAAGGCTTTTTCCGAGGCAGCACCTTCAAGTATTTCGGCTCCAAGGACTCGCTCGCTGTCGATGTCCAACGCGAGGGCAATCGGCGCGCGGAAGGCTTGCACGCCGAACTCTACAAGAACGGCGTCCATGATTTTGCGGACTCGAAAAGCCTTAGCGTCAAACGGCAGATCAACAATGCCCTGTGGAATCTGCGCAACGGCAAATCTTTGGCCGAGGTCAAGGAAAAGTTCGGGAACGATGCTGCAATGGTCGCCGATATCTTCAACCGGCACAGCGAACTCACCCGGCGCGATCTCAATGATGCCGGCGCGTGGATTGGGCAGAACAGCGACCGCACCTTCCGCCGCACGCATGACGGCAACAAGATCGCGAAAGCGGGTGGCGGCGATTACGGTTCCACCGCAAACCGGGACTACTGGGTTACGCAGCAATACAAACGCATGAACTGGTACAAAGCTTTCGACGGTACCCTGGCAGGATCGACGGAGAAAGAACGCACCGACCTTCTCAGGAAGGAATGGGGCACCATGGTTTCCGGACAGCATATCGATTTCACCAATGATTACGGGCATGGCGCGCGCGGCCGGGCGGGACAGCGGTTTTCCTACCAGCGGAAATTGGTCTTCAAATCGGCCGACGACGATCTGGCTTACAACGAGGAATACGGCAAAGGAAGCACGCTTCTGGAGAACAAGACCTCCGAAATGCGCGAGAGCGGCAAAGTGCTGGCTCTCCTTCAGAAACTCGGGCCACGTCCCGAGGAAAACTTGAAACGCTTCGTCAATCAGTGGATCGAAGAACTCAAGTCCACGGACCCAATAAAGGCGCAAGCCCTTGGCAAACGTCTTGACTCGGAGATGCGCAATACCTGGCGCCTGTTGACTGGACAGGTCGGCCATCCGAGCGACAGCTTCGTCAATCGGCTGGAGGCCAGTGCGCGCCACACATTGTCTACAGCCAAGACGGGCCTTAGCATCTTTTCGTTGCCAAGCGATCTTGGGCTGCGGGCGAGCCACCTAGCCGATTACAGCGGCGGACGTTTGCGCGGTTCCGTTCTGGCGCAGATTGCGAATTTCGGTGATGCCGCTGCCAATTTGTCGAAGGAAGACAAGAAGTGGCTGATGGCACAAGTGGGTTCCCGTTGGGAAGATGCCACCCGCCCCATGGACCCGAACCTCGTGGATCATCAGGGTTTCGGAGCGCTTTATCATTACAACGGCATCGTCTCGAATCTGCAAGGTCATGCGGCCTTCGACAATACGTTCCGGACTGCCAGCCTTGCCAATGACGGCAATCTCTTTGCCCGCGAGATGGACCAGAAGTTCGCCAATGTCACGCTCAAAGAAGGATTGGAGCGATTCGGAATTGGGGACGCCGATTGGGAAGTTCTTCGCAAGATGGAGACTTCGAAGTTAGGCGACGGCCGCTCCGTTCTGATGCCCCAAAATATCCTCGATGCGCCATTGGAAAAATTCCAGACACTGACGAACATCAAGGAACCGTCGGAAGCGGCCCTTCGCCGGGTCCGCGCCGAACTGGCAGCCAAGTATCGCAATATCCTGGGCGAACTGTCGGAGCGTTCGAGTTCCGCGACCAGCCTAGAAAATCAAGCGCGGATGGGACTGGGCAACCTCAATCACGATTCGAAATATTTTATCCCCGTACGCTGGGCACTCCAGTTGAAGGGCTGGGGGATGAACTACATCTACAATCACCTGGATCGCGAACTGCGCGGGCACTACACGGACTATGTGACTGTGGGCCACGCCATGCGCGACATGATGCTGGGGCGTAACACGCAGGCAATCACAGGTCTTTCGAAGTTGATCGGCAAGGGCATGGCAATCGCCTATGTCACGAATGCGGCCCGTCAGATGGCAATGGGGCAGACCCCGGGAAATCCTTTCGATTTCGATAGCGAGAAGTACGGCGGGTTTTTCAAGACACCGGGCGCGGAAGCGGCGATGGGCGCTTTCGCCAAGCAGGGCTTGGGACTCTATTCCGACTGGATTCTCGCCCAAGGTGCTCCAAATGAGAACATCCAGGAAAAGGTCTTCGATATGCTTGGGCCGGTTCCCGAAACGGCTGCCAATATTGCCGACTTGGGGAGGCAAGCGTTTGGGCAAGATGCCAAGACAGGCGGCATGAGCGATGAACAGAAGGGTCGCGATCTCCAGCGGCTTTATGGTATCGGCTGGAAACTCATTCCAGGCACACAAAGTTGGTATTCCAAAGCCGCCGGGGACGCCTTGATCTATAATACGATGAGCGAATCTCTCAATCCCGGCTATAAGGACAGATTGCAGAAGCGCGCACAGGCGCGTGGCCAATCGTACTGGAACCAATGAGCACGCCATCCTCGATCCTGAACGCCCTGAAAACGCTGACCGGGAAAACCGTACGCGGCATCCGCGACAGCATTCCGCAGGGCTACATCCTGGGACGGGCGGGGAGCGGCAACGGTCCTGTCGAACTGATCTCCATCGATTCGCTGTCCAAGAGCTTGCAGAATAGCGGGTTGGGCGGGACGACACGGTTTGCCAACCCGACGGCAACGGCGGCCGATACGGCTGTCAACGGCTCCGCAACAACCGCCATGCGCTCTGACGCTGCCCCGGCCGTGCAGAAGGCGAGCGCGACGGCTTTCGGCATCGTGAAGGTGGATGGTACGACGATCACGGCGACGGGGGGCGTCATCAGTAGCGGCTCGACAGGCGGCATCGCCAACGGCCCGAAGATATACAACAACGCCCCGCTCGGGACACCAGCGGCAATTACGGCCAACTTCATCTCTGCCGAGCCGATCCTGATCCCGGCGGGTCAGAAGATAGACACTATCGGCTTCCTGCCGACGGTCACAGCAGCCTCGGCAAGCTGGGTCGTCGGGCTCTATAACGACGACGGCACCGGCAATCCCGGTACGCTGTTCTCGCAGTCCACGACACAGACAGGCTGGACGGCTGGAACACACGCCGAGGCCAAGCTGGCGAGCACCTACACGGCTGCTTCCGAGGTGCTGGTATGGGTTGCGCTCTGGATCAATACCGGTCTCACCGCTTATATCACACCGGGAACACGCCGCTATCTGTCTTCGTCCAGTTCAACACTGGTGAGTCCACTCACGGGAACCTCGACTGCGACCGGCGGCGTGGCGATCTATGCCTACTACAGCGTCGGCGGCAGCGCGACGGGCCTGACGCTGGCTTCAGGAGACATCTTCGTCGGCAACGCGAGCAACGTCGCAACGGACGTTGCCATGTCCGGCGATGCCACAATCAGCAATACAGGGGCCGTGACAGTCACCAAGACAGGTGGAACGGCATTCGCAGCAAGTGCCACAACGGACACGACGAACGCTGCCAACATCACGTCTGGAACTCTTCCCAATGCGCGTATTTCTGGACTTCCCAATGCCAACCTTGCCAACTCTGCCATAACGATAGATGGCTCGGCCATTAGTCTCGGCTCGGCGGTCGGTACGAAGACCGCGAACTACGGCTACTTCGGCCCGGCGAGCGGCTCGGCTGCGGCTCCGACTTTCCGTCCGGCGGTCGCCAACGACATCCCAGGAACGCTGAACACGACGACAGCGCCTGCATTCATCCCGAGCAGCGCGACGGTGCCTGTGAACGGCATATTCCTGCCAGCGGCCAATGCCGTCGGGCTGGCGACGAACTCGCTTGAGCGCCTGCGGATTGACAGTTCCGGCAACGTCGGCATCGGGACGGCGAGTCCAGGGGCGAAGTTGGATGTGAATGGTTCTACAGATAGCTGGCTTGGGTCGTATCACGATGGTGCTAACGGAGTATTGTTCCAAACTTATGCAGGAAACGCTGGTTTTGTTGGTTATAATACTTCGACAAGTACATATAATAGTTTAGATATTCGTTCTCAATCAGCGACAGGGACACAGTTATTTTTATCAACGACAGGCAACGTCGGCATCGGGACGGCGAGTCCCGTGAGCAAACTGAGCGTGGTGGGTGAATCAGCTCTGGCGGGAGGATTGAGTGTTGGGCTGGGGTACGCTGGGACGGCGGCTCCGAGCAATGGGTTAATCATTCAAGGCAACGTCGGCATCGGAACCACTTCACCCGCCTCAAAACTGCATGTCGGCGTCGCCCCAACCGCCATAGCCAACTACGGAACCCTCTCTCTAGGTGGCGGAGCGTTTGACGGCTCAACATCTGGACACTTTGTCGGCTCGTCAAGTGGAACATCTCTTGCGGTGAATGAAGTATCAGGCTATGCAGGAAATCTAATGGACTTGCAGGTGGCGGGGAGTAGTAAGCTTTCATTTTCGAGCATTGGTAATTTTACTCTACACGTTACTGGAACAAACAGAGATATTTCATTTTATAATTCAAGTGGCAATGATAATATAGGAATCCTATCTATTTACCCAACTACTGGGACGAATGTGGGGTCATTCTGTGCAGTTATTCCACGCGGAACAGGATTTTCATCTACCCAAAAAGCACAATTTTCGGTATTCAATACTGATTATGTAGCCAGTCCAGTGAATTACGAGAGTTTTGTTTTAGAAACACAAGGGACAAAATACGGATTATATTCTCGTAAGTACGGTACTGGAAGCTACAGACCGATAGATATTTATGCGAATGGGACAAGTGGACAGTTATACCTTGATACTACGGGCAACGTCGGCATCGGGACGACGCCAGCGATTACATTAGACGTTGCCGGTCCCATCGGTGCCAAGGTCTACACAGTCGCGACGCTGCCGTCTGCGACGGCTCGCGCAGGGCAACTCGCCTTTGTGTCGGATGCCACACTGACCGCCATCACCGGCCTCGGCGTCACGCCAACTGGCGGAGGTGCAAATTTTGTCCCCGTCTACTCTGACGGCACTGCCTGGAAGATGATCTAAGGAGAAACCACATGCAGACCAAGACCATTCCAAACGAAATCCTGATCCGCTACGACGACAGCGGCGTCTTCAAGGGTGCATCCTTTGCGACCCAGATGGTTGTCATCGCGGACGACGGCGTCACGATCATAAGTCGGACGGCAAGCAGTTTAGTACCCTACGCCTTGCCGGCCGATCCGGCCTTTGTTGCGGTCCTCGGGCAGGCGCTCTCCGACGCGCTGGCTGCCAATACGGCGCTCCAGGCGCAGGTGGGGGCACTACCGTGATCGTCGTCTGGCAGAACTACAGGATATAAAGTTGACGCTGAGTCATCTTTACGGGAAACTATCTGACGGGCAGGAGCGATTCGTCGCATGGAAAGCATTGTCACAAACGGCGGAGATGCGGCGTTGAACCATTTGGGGGCGTTCAAGTGGGCTGGTGACGGGTTGGCGCTGGCAGGTGTGGCGGCAGGTTGGGCGCAGATTCTGACGCCATACTCGACCATCCTGGCGTTCTTTTACCTCTGCGTACGGCTCTACGCGGAACGCGGGACGGTTCTGGAGATGGGCCAGCGTGCCGTGGCAGCCGTGCGAAAGATTCCCGGCCTGTTCTAGTGGCGTGGCTGATCTGGGTTGGCAGGGATGGAAATCTGATGCTGTTGGCCTACTTCCTCTGCGCAATTCTCGCTGTCGATCTGATGGTCTGGACGGCCACCAAACGGTTGCTCCAGAAGCAGCACAGTAAGCATTCGCCCTTCATGGACCGCCTCATGGGTTGGCTTGGCTCCTGGTCGATGTTCTGGGGGGCAGCTTTTCTGACGATCAGTTGGGCCGCGTACGTGGTACTCGGCCACCGGGGCGAGTCGTCGCTCGATCTAGTGATCTCCATCGCCACGGCCCTGTTCGACATCATCGTTCTGATCGGTGTGAATTACGCACGCCAGATCGATCATCAGCTTTTGGCAGATATCCACAAGAAGGTGACAGGCGATGGCGACCAGGGCAGTTAGGAACAATAATCCCGGCAATCTGAATGCTGGCGATCACTGGCAAGGCTTGCTGCCCCGCGATCAGATGACGCCGGAGCAGCAGGCGGAGACCCGCTTCGCCGTCTTCAAGAGCCCGAAGTGGGGGTTCCGGGCGCTCGGCGTGATCATTCGCAACTACTATCGTCTGCACGGGCTGGACACAGTTCGGACCATCATCGGACGTTGGGCACCTCCAGGCGAGAACGATACGGGGGCTTATGTCCGGGATGTCTGCCAGTCGGTGGGTGCCGACCCGGATACACGGCTCGATCTGAGTGACCGCAATATTCTGGCGAAGGTAGCGCGAGCCATCGCCGTGCACGAAAGCGGCGGCTGGTTTTTCTCTGCGGCCGATCTTCAGGTCGGGATCAGCATGGCCGAAACAGGAGTTTGACGTGAAACTGCATCTCGTTTCCGATTGGAAAGACTGCTGGAAGTGGCTGTCGGTCCATTTCCTGATTGCGGCCGGCGCGCTTCAGGGCGCCGTCATGGCATTCCCCGCGACCCTCCAGCAATATTTGCCGGACTGGCTCATGCATATGGCGGCCATCGGATTGCTGATCGCAGCGGCGCTCGGGCGCCTCGTGGACCAAAAGGGAGCCCATCATGGGGACGATCCTCAGTAGCCTTTTCGGGGCTGCCACGAACGCGCTGGGTGGCATCTATGGCTATCTGGCTGCTGCCGCCCTATCCGGCGCCGTGGCAGCCTATGGCTCATGGTACGTGACCCATGGCCTCGACGGGAATGCCTACAAGGCTCTCCAGCTTGCCGACGCGCAGGCAGTGATCGCCCAGCAGCAGGCCGATGCAAGCGCGCTGGCGGCGTTCCAGGAACGATCTGGAGCAGCGCAGGCCGCCGCTGAAACGGCCGTCCAGGCTTCTCGTGTGGCCTCTCAGGCAGAAGCAACAAAATTACAGGCGGAATTGGCCGCTGCGGAGAAGAAAGATGCGCCGCTTGCTCATTGTCTCGCTCGCCGGCTCCCTGCTGGGGTGCTCGACAGCCTGCCACGTTGAGATCGTGCATATCCCGACGCCGGTTCCGGTGCCCAGTGACCTAGTGGCTTACTGTGTCTCGGAACCCAGTGATGGCACGGTCGGCAGCGAACTGGCACGCCTGAGCGCGCTGGTCCGCTGCGAACGCGGTTCCAAGGACGGCATCAAGGCGTGGGAGAAGACGCTTCTTGCCGCTCCAATGTCCGCACAATAAGCTGTGTATAACCGATGATGTCCCGCCACGAGTCCATGTGATCCGGGTCGCCGTGCAGGATGCGTGCGATCTTCGTGAAGATCAGGTCCAGCGCCTCGCGCTGCGCCATGGATAGCTCTTCCCAATTGGGCGTCGCCGCTGCCAGAATCTTGAATCGCTGCGCGCAACTCGATTGGACTTCGTAGTCGCCGTAGCTGGCTTCGCGTTGCGCCAGCGTCGTTTCGATGTTCATGTCAGGCTGCCCGCTTCGGGAGGTTGACCGGCCCCGCATAGGACCAGCGATTTTCATAGTAGCCCTTGTTGAAGTACCGGATCAAGGTCGGGCTGAACTGCACGATGGCGCCTGTCTCCGGGTCCTGCTTCATCCCGACAAGCGCGCCGCCGACATGAGCATCGATCTTGCGCTTGCGCATGAACGGCGTCGCATCCTCGCAGGTGCCCGTCTGAAGCACCCAGACATTGCGGATATTCCCGGCCCAGAGCTTATGATAATGGCCGTAGAAGGCCACCGCAGGCTTCTCGCCGCCATCCAGAACCTCGATCAGCTTCTGGACAGAATAGCTGAGTGCGTAGGCCGAGCCCCCGCCAGGATGGCAGACAAGCAGGTACGAGAATTTCCCGGTGTTGTAATTCTGCAACTTCACGTATGATTCCATGTGACCGAGATGTACCCAGTCTGTGCGGCCCTCCTCACGCATGATGCGCTCGGCAAAGCGGCCGATATCGACGCCCTCGCGCTGGGAATACCAACCTTCGTGATCGTCTCCGGAAACGGCGTAGGTGACGATACCAGTGCGGCGCGGAAATGTCCGAGCCAGCTCGCGACATTGCGCCTCCATGCCATGGACAAGCAGGTCGTGTTTGTTGAAGCGCGCCTCGCCATCGATCCAGTTGCCGGTATTGTACACGGCCTGAACGCCGGCTGCCTCGAACTGATCGTAGAGATCGATCAAGGTATCGGTGCGATGGTATTTGGAGCCGATGTGCTGATCGCCAGATGCCCCAACGAGAAACGTATTGTCAGGCCGCGAAATCAAGACCGGAATGTCAGATTGTTCATGCGGTGCAGCAGGAAGCGGCGTTTCGGTGATCGCCCAATTGCCGCCGAACTCATTGATGTTGAAGCCATCTGCGGCCAGATCGGACAAGATGCCTTTAACCGCACCCGCACCAAGTCCCGAGATATTCTGGAGTTCCTCGAGGTTGGCATTACCGCGTTTGAGGCGATTCCGGACCTTAAGAGCAATCTCTCCGAGCGCGGAACTCGCATCTCGCTGGGGTGTATGCTCGGGTGCGGGAATGTCTTTCGGTTCGCTCATCGCCGTGATCCCGCGTTCCTTGGCGCGCTGGACTGTCTCCCGCAAAGTCTGCCGGGCGAGGCTCAGCCGCCGGGACGCCTCCGCCATGGAGGCACTCTCTCCGATAACTTTCAGCCTGCGGACAATTTCGATGTCGGAAACAGACTGTGCGGTCAACTTTGCCATGACGGCTCCCGAATGAACGGCGCGGCCAATGGCTCATGATTCGGGGGGTTCTGGCAACCTCAACGGGGCTCGACGGTGCCGTCCATGCGCTTGCGCCATTTGCTGCCACGAGAGCCGGGCAGCGGCGAGCGGCTTTGGGCAGCCCCAAGGTGCTTGGATCGTTTCCGGCCGATCTTGGCCTTTTCGGAGACATCGGCACCGGTCTTCTGGCGGTGCTTGTCCCGCAGGACAAGCCGCAGGTTGGACTCCCGGTTCTGGCCGCCGTTGCAGATCGCAACGATATGATCGATATCCCATTGATCGCCGGGCCTGATTTTGCGGCCGGAAATATTGCAGATTCCGCTGTAACGGTCGAAAACCCGAATACGCACATGGGGCGGAATTCGGCTATCATCGTTGGCGCCGATCCATTCATCCACCGCTCTCATTCGAGAATATCCGGCGCGGGCTCCGACGCTTCCAAGACCTCCGATTCATCGGCCAAAAGATCGGCCGGAACGGCGGCGGCAACCACGGGCGCCGGGATATCGCGCGCTTCCTCGGCAATGGCGAGGCCTTTCAGGTGATCCGAGAATCCATCGCGCAGGGCGAACGCGCGTGCACGATTGAAAAGCATCCGATTCGGGTACTCGATCCATGGCCGCTTGCTGAGATTGGCCCATAGTTTTGCCCGCTTGGCATCACCAACCGAGAAGCGGCCCTCGTAGCAGTTCGGTTGTCCGACGCGCCATATCTGATAGACCGCCGTGTAGCTGTCTGTGCCTTCCTCGCCTTCGAAAAAGCTCTGGTGCTTGGCGACAGCGCCTTTCGACTGGCAGAGTCCGACGGCGAGGTCACCCCAGACGGCAGGACGCCCGTTGATGATGGCGATCCCCGAGAGCGCCTGTAGCGGCGGCACACCGAGTTCCATCCCGGCCATGATACCGACCGTGACCTTGTGCGGATCGTTCTTGTAGCTGTCCGGGGCCAATCCGGCCTGACAGATGCCTTGCGCCATGCGGAAGGCCTCGCCATGATCGGCGGGCACAATGGCCCGGATTTCATTGCCCGCCCGGATCGGCAGCTTCGGGACCGTAACGGCAGGCAGAGTTTCAGTATCACTCATCGGTTTCTCCTTCGTTCCGTGCTTATCCGGTTGTCGCCCATAGCTACTAAATCCGCTCTCTATCGGAGATGTAGCCATCATCGGCATGTTCGGGGATGCCGCACTTCTGGCAGACATTACCGCGCTCGCTTCTGTCGTATTCCCAAACGTGGCCGGTCTCGCCATCAGGACTATTTGCGGTCTCGCAGCAGATTGGGCAAATCGCTAGGAATAGATTGAGCGGGTCAAATGCCCCCACATGTTCTGCCTTCAGACACACACGACATGGCGGTGTCGTATGAGTGCTGCGAGCGGTTTCGATCAACGCGAAGTATTTTTCACGCTGTTCATAGTTGGCAATCGCCTTCGACCGATCAGGCCCGAATGCCAGCGCGCATTCGCCACAATCCGAGGCGCCGCAATCATAAAGTGGCATATCTAGCTCCTGTGGGTTTCAACCGGATAAGCATGCTTCGTTCACGTCAGCCACCATCCCAGAATCGCCATAGTACTCCACATGCCTATCCGGTTGTCACACACAGCCACTAACAATGGTCCGGGTGGCTGGTGCCGAGGTAGTAGGAAATCGGCTTCCCAATGCGTGCCTTGAGCCGCGTGAACGCGCGGCTAATCGCAAGTTTGGTTTGCCGTACCCCCTCAGACGACCACAGCGGCTCCGTGGTGGCGATTGTTTCAAACTCGGCCTCGCCCATTTGAAGGTCTCCACCAAGCAGGGCGAAGCCTGCGTTGCCGTCCACGCCCAATTCGGCGCGCTCAAGGTCGGGCGTCGTTTCTTTGCAGGAATCGCAGACGCGATCTTCAATCGCAACGTAAGCGTCAAACGGTTCGCCGCAGTAGCGACAGCAAGTGATCGGTTCATAGCCCATTTTCATCAACTCCTAGTGTTTGTGTGCGTCAACCGGATAAGCATGGATCGTCCAGTGCGGGCCTTGGCTCATGTGAGCGACCATGAAGGAAAATCTTCATCGGCAAAGGCTTCGATGGCCGTATCTTCGACCCAAGGATCATTGCCGAATTTCTCCAAACAGGCCCGATAGGTCTGTTTCATCGAGTCGATTTCGGCCTGCGCAGCCTGCATGGCGATCAACTGCGGCGGCAGAGTACGCCCAAGCGCGGCAGGCGCCACGCCTTTCACCTGGAAAACGAACAGGAATCCCTTGGGATGATCGGCTGAAAGTGCCTTGGCGGTGGGATCGTAATCCGGGCTTTTGCCATCGCTCAGGCCTTCCTTGATGAACCCCGAAACCTTGCTGGCCGCTTCGAGATAGAACGCCGCCTGGACCGAATAATGCCTCCGGGCAAATTCGAGAGCGACGGCCCGCGACAGCGGCATTCCCGGCATCGGCCTCAGGGTTTTCAGATCGACCACGGCGCGGGCTTTCAGATAATCGAGCCGGGCCTTGCAATTCACGCCGACGGTTTCGTCGCGCCAAAAGATCGAGACTTCCGGCACGCCGCCGCTGAAGGCCTTCGAAAGTTGTGGGTGACTTTCGATCATAGCCGCCGCGATTTCGATTTTGGAAATCCATTTGGCCGACAGAAAGGTTTTGCCGTCATGCTTTTGGGCGTGCAAATCCGCCATCTGGGACCAGATTTGCACGGATGATCCGGTCGCCAAAATGCGGGCTTCCAATTCGTCTTTTTTCCCGGTCAGCGGCAGATCGTGCAGCCGCAGCCACGTCTTGAGATCATCGATGGTGCGCAGGGCATTCGGGTGATCGTCCTGTTCGAGTTTTTCCGCGTATCGCGCGTAAAATGGCTCACGCCCCTCGCAGATTCTTTTGTGAAAAGCGCGCCCTATCGAGCGCGCCTCACTGGAGGATTCCTCGTCAACCACAGCCTGACGATCCGGATTGTGCGGCGAGTGCACATAGCCGTTCAGGGTACTGACCTTGAGGTCTTTCATCATGCTAGCCGACAGCGCCGGAACAGCATGATAATCTTCCTCGGGCATTCCGAAGAAGACGCCGGGCTGGAAGTCGAAGTTCATAGCGGAATCTCCTTGCTATTGCGAGCAAACAATCGTTCATGTAACGTCACACGTCAAGCGTATTTTGCAGCGTAGTTAATATCTGGTAAACGGCAGATTGGAACTCGGGAGGGTGCCAAGTGGGAAAGTTCAGCCGCAGCAAGGGCAAAAGGTTTGAGACGGAAATCGTCCACCGGTTGAAGGATGGCGGCCTTCCTGCCGAGCGTGTACCGCTCTCGGGCGGCGCGGGCGGATCGTTTACCGGCGACGTGATCTTTCGGCATAACGGCGCTGATCTTAAGCTCGAAGCCAAAAAGCGCGCCACCGGCTTCACGCAGATTTACCAGTGGATAATCGGGAACTACGGCTTGGTGATCGGCCGCGACCGCAGCGAGCCGTTGGTCGTGCTCCGTCTTCAGGATTTCGTGAGGCTGCTGAAATGACCCGATACGGCGCCATGCTTTGCGATCCGCCGTGGGCGTTCCGTACCTACAGCAAGAAGGATGTGACGCCGCATCGCAAGACCGTCGATCATTATACGACCATGGGCTTGCCGGCACTCGAACGCATTCCTGTGCGTGACTGGGCCGCGCGGGACTGCGCGCTGTTTCTGTGGGCCGTAGACAGTCATCTCGACCAAGCTATTGCGCTCGGTCAGACATGGGGATTTGAGTACAAGACAATCGCTTTCGTGTGGACCAAAGGCCACATCGGCATGGGCTATTGGACGCGGAAACAGGCGGAAATTTGCCTGTTATTCACGCGCGGAAAGCCGAAGCGCAAATCCTGCGGCGTGCCCCAGCATATCGCTGCGCCGCGCCGCGAACATAGCCGCAAACCCGACGAAATTTACACGCGGATCGAGGGGCTCGTGAATGGTCCATATCTCGAAATGTTCGCCCGCCAGCGGTGGCTGCGCTGGGATCAATGGGGAAACGAAGTAGACCGGTTCGCGCCGGAATCGATATCCCCGTAATTCTGCGAATCGGTTTATTGCGGCAGGTTTTCTCGGCGCGCCATATAGGCGCTCACTCGGGGACCTCGCAGCCATGGCTCGTATCCGCACAATCAAACCGGAATTTTGGACACATGCTCAAATCGTCGAATGTTCGACGAACGCTCGACTACTATTCATCGGCCTCTGGAATTTTTGCGACGACGCAGGGCGTCATCCGTTGGCGCTGAAGCAAATCAAGGCGGAAGTATTTCCTGCCGATCCCTTCGAGCCCGAAACCATTCGTCGAATGATCGACGAACTATCGTCGAATGATCTGATAACCATCTACACAGTTGAAAACAAAGAGTATTTGGCGGTCAACGGCTGGCATCATCAGAAGATTGACCGTGGAAATCCGGCGAAATATCCAGGCCCAAAGGAAGGGACTCGTCGAATGATCGTCGAACGTTCGTCGCGGGAGTCTATCAAGGAGTCTATCAAGGAAGGGAGTCTAATAGATACCTCACTACGTTCGGTATCTATTGGCGACAAGTCGAAATCACGCGCTTCGCAAATCGGTGATTATCAGCCCGACGAAGAAGCTTTGAGCGCCGCTCTGGCGTACTGGCTTGGGAAGGGACGGCGCGATCTTGACGCGGCCGACCAAGCGGCGCGGTTCCGCGATCACCACTTGGCCCGAGGGTCCACGATGAAGGACTGGCGCGCAGCATGGCGAACGTGGTACAAAAACGCCGTCCAATTCACGAGGCCGGAAAATGGAACTGCCAGATCTGAACAATCTGCCCGTCGAGGATTCCTCGCAGCCGTTGAGGCCTACATCGCCGAGCCAGAAGCAGAAACATATCTCGATTCTGCTGGCGAAACTCGCCTTGCATTGCCCCCCGGCGAAGCTGGACGAAAAGCAATTCCGGGTTCTGATCGATGAAATGGCCTCCGATTTAGAGGCCTATACGGTTTTCGCAGTGGAGCAGACGTGCCGAATATGGCGCACGGGAACCGAGCCAGAGAACAGATTTTTCCCGACAAGCGGCCAACTCATAGGCGCGATGCCCAAAGCTCTCCCTGGCCGATTTACGTCTCGTTGGCAGGGAGAGGCAGACGATGGGGTCGCGCGCAAATTCCCGAAATACCATCGTCCGTGGCGGGATATTCTACGGGAACATGGACGGCCGATACCGATGCCCGGCAGTCCTATGGCCCTATCACTCGACGCTTTGCAGCCTGACACGGAACCACATGCGTAGATTTCGATTCTCCGGGGTTGGAAGAGGGGCAGCACTGGCGATAATATTTTCCTGGGGTGAAGCTGTGCCTGAAATTTACGGCCGCCAGTGACCTTCCTGAACGATCTGACGATATATCGATACGATATATTAGATTGACCACGACCACGACTCCGACCCCGACCACGACACCGACCACGACCACGACCGCGACCCCGACCCCGACCACGACACCGACACCGACCCCGACCCCGACCACGACCCCGACCGCGACCACGACCCCGACCGCGACCACGACTCCGACCCCGACCACGACCGCGACCGCGACCGCGACCCCGACCGCGACCACGACCCCGACCACGACCACGACCGCGACCCCAGGCTCCCGACATAGATGACCGCCACGGGCGTCATGTGCTGCTCTCCCACGACCCCGACCAC